CTACAGTCCATTCTAGAAGGTAAGGGAGTATTCCTTAAGAAGATTGGTAAATTTGTAAAACCTGCTGCTGGATTTAATGTTATTGCTACTGCCAACACGAAAGGGAAGGGTTCTGATGATGGTAGGTTTATTGGCACTAATGTTCTGAATGAAGCATTCTTGGAGAGGTTCCCTGTAACCTTTGAGCAGTCATATCCAACTCCTGTAATTGAACAAAAAATCCTTGAGGGCATTTCTTTGGATCTTGGAGTCGAAGATCGTGACTTCTGCAAACGTCTTGTGGATTGGGCAGACATTATCCGTAAAACTTTCTATGATGGTGGTATTGATGAAATCATCAGTACCCGTCGTTTGGTTCATATCATTCGTGCCTTCAGTATCTTTAAAGATAAGGCAAAATCAATCCAAGTTTGTGTAAGTCGGTTTGATGATGAGACCAAACAATCATTTTTGGAACTTTATGACAAAGTGGATGCTGATGTAGATCTTGACAAATTGGAGAATGTGATGTATGATTAATTCCTGGAGCCTACTTTATGATGAACTTTATGGAGATGATGAAATGAGTGAAAATAAGAATGATTGGGGTGGAGAAGATAAAATTGAAAATAGTATTAGTTCTTGCGATGATTCTATTAACTTTAAATGGAAGTATAATGAGGAATTAATTGCGAAAGAACTCCTTGAATATATTCGAGGAACTTATAATCAGCACTATTCTGCTGGTGATTATAAAATTCAAACACTTGATTTGATTGAGGCATGTGGTGATGGTGAATCATTCTGTCGCAGTAATATTCTCAAGTATGCATCACGATATGATAAGAAAGGCACTGCTCGTCGAGACATCCTTAAGATTCTACACTATACTGTTCTTTTGATGCATTTTAATGACAAGAACGCTAATTGTGAAATTTATCCTCAATAATAATGAAACTCAAAGAACAAAAAATGAAACTGTCTGACAACACACTTGCTATCCTCAAGAATTTTGCGGGTATTAATAATTCAATTCTTGTGAAGCAAGGTAACAAACTTCGCACTATCTCTGTAGCAAAGAACATTCTTGCCGAAGCAGAAATTAAAGAAGATTTCCCTCGTGATTTTGCGATTTATGATCTTAACCAGTTCTTGAACGGTTTGAGTCTCCATCAAGATCTTGATCTTGATTTCAATCAAGATAGTTATTTAAGTATTAAAGAAGGCAAATGTCGTGTGAAGTATTTCTTTGCAGATCCCAATGTAATCATTGCTCCTCCAGAGAAAGAAATTAATTTGCCATCTGAAGATGTATGTTTCCAGATGGATAATGTAACACTTGAAAAATTAACGAAAGCAGCAGCAGTATATCAACTTCCCGATATGTCTGCCATTGGTGAGAATGGTGTCATCAAATTGGTAGTTCGTGATAAGAAAAATGATACTTCCAATGAATATGCCATCGTCGTCGGTGATACTGATGGGGAATTTAGTTTCAACTTTAAAGTAGAAAACATTAAGATTATTCCTGGTGCTTATAATGTTATAGTGTCTTCTAAACTTTTATCACAATTTACAAATACACAACATAATCTTAAGTATTATATTGCTCTGGAACCTGATTCCACTTTTGGATGAAAACATTTACTGCAATGAGAGTTGTGGGTAGTATTATGGTCATTGCTGCCTATTTTATAGTTTTGCATGTTAATTTGACTATTGGAGTTATAATGCATGTTATTGCAGATACTATATCAATTCCTTTTTTTGTAAAAACAAAATCGTGGGATATTGTGATTATGCTAGGATTTCTCCTATCAATTGGATTTAGTAAACTTTTATTATAAGATGAAAAGTATCAAATTTGGTGAGATTTAATTATGAGTGATTTTATTTGGTGTGAAAAATACAGACCAAAGACAATTGAAGAATGTATTCTCCCGGAGAGTACAAAGAATACATTTCAATCTTTCTTAGATAAGGGTGAGATTCCTAATATGTTACTTGCCGGTCCTCCAGGCATCGGTAAAACAACAGTGGCAAAGGCACTATGTAAAGAACTTGGAGTGGATGTATATGTCATTAACGGATCCGATGAGGGACGATTCCTTGATACCGTCAGAAATAATGCGAAAAACTTTGCTTCGACCGTATCGCTTACGTCAGATTCTAAACACAAAGTCATTATCATTGACGAAGCTGACAACACATCCAATGATGTACAACTCCTCTTACGGGCGTTTATTGAGGAGTTCGCTGGCAATTGTAGATTCATCTTTACCTGTAACTACAAAAACAAAATCCTTGAACCCCTCCATTCCCGATGTGCCGTCATTGAGTTTGGAATCAAAGGAAAAGAAAGGCAAGGAATTGCAGCATCCTTCTTCAAACGTCTTCAACAAATCTTGGATACAGAAGGTGTTGAATATGATAACAAGGTTCTGGTAGAACTTGTTAACAAGCACTTTCCTGATTGGAGACGTGTTCTTAATGAATGTCAAAGATATTCTGTAAGTGGAAAAATCGACTCTGGTATTCTTGCTACTTTTTCTGATGTTGCCGTCAATGAACTCGTTAAGAACCTTAAAGAGAAGAACTTCCCGGAAGTTCGGAAGTGGGTGGTTTCTAACATGGACAATGATACTACTGTATTGTTGCGTCGTATTTACGATGCTTGTTATGTTTCCCTTGAAAACAATAGCATTCCTGCTGCTGTGCTCGTGCTTGCTAAGTATCAGTATCAATCTGCATTCGTTGCGGACCAGGAGATAAATATGCTTGCTTGTTTAACCGAAATTATGGTGGAGTGTGAATTTAAATGAACGAAATTACTAGACAAATATCCCCTCTTCCCTTTGATCCAAAATCACAGGTTAGAGATTCAATGGTGATAAAACTGACACCTGCAATGGCAAGGTATATTCTTGAACACCACAACAAAGACAACCGAAAAATATGCCCCTCTCAAGTAAATAAAATTGCACAATCTGTTGCTACTTTTGGATGGTTGTTTACTGGTGATGCTGTTATTTTTAATACAAACGGTGACATCAATGAAAGTCAACATAGATTAACTTTTATTGCTAGTCAAGATGCTGGTGAGTATGAAACATCAGTTACTCTTGGAGCACAACCAGATTCTTTTTCTAACGCTGCTATTGCTAAACCTCGTCGTGCTCATGATGAAATTTATAGAAAGGACAATACAGCAGAAGCATCTCAAACTGCTATTCTTGGAGATCTATTGGTTCGTAAGGGAGGAAAACCAAAACTGACAATCAACAATGCTGTTAAGCAATGGTTTGATTGGAAGGATGATATTAAAAAAGCAGAGAAAATTTGCAATTCATTTTTAACTGATACTGAGGATTTTTCTACGCAAAAGAAAACCATTGGTGCTTTCGTAACTCTTTGTGTCAATGCTAAACTTGGTGATGAAGCAGAGGCATTTTTGGATTTGCTTAAAGCAGAACTCTTAGGAGATTCTACCTGTCGATTGACTTCTGATTTTGTTGAGTATTGGAAAGAACACACATGGAATGAAAGTAATGAGGGTAAACTTAAAGTCCTTTATATGTTACTTTGTGTTTCTATGGACAGATTGCAAAAGAAATCCGATGGATCAATTGCTTTTAATGTTACTCCCAGTAAGTTGAATCCAAAAACTCTTATTGGTTGTTATCGTAAATTTCTTTCTTAATGGAGTGTGAATTCAAATGAGTTATTACGTTTATCTATATCTTGATGAAGATGCAACACCATATTATGTGGGTAAAGGAACTAATAGTAGATGCACTGATTGTCATGGAGATATTCCTATTCCACCAGACAATAGAATTACTAAAATACTAGAAGGTATTGAAGAAAAAGATGCTCTGCAAAAAGAAGCAGAATTAATTAATAAGTTTAAACGGATTGACGATGGTGGGACACTTATGAATAAAGTTGTTCCTACAGGTAAGTCAAGAACTCGTCCTGGTGCATTTTCTGCTAATTGGGATCCCAAAACTCTTGATGATTTCAGAGATTTGTGTAGATTTAAAGGTCTTCAATATACAAAGATTCTTGAAGAATTTGCAGAGCATTTTCTTGAGGTTAAAGGTAATGTTGATTTTTTGTATAATATGGAGTATCTTATAGATAGAATTGAAAAACTTGAAAAATCTGTTTTTGGTGGAGTGTGAATTCATTTGAGTAAACATGGTAAAAATTGTAAGGAAAATGGATTTTTGCACTGCTCTTGAGGGGTTTTATGATAACTGGAATCAGTCTGCATCTAACCCTACCAAGTATGCACACTGCCATATTCGATGGAAACGTATTGGTGATAATGAATTAACATCAACACAATGGTATCATCATGAAGGTGAGGATAAACCATATAGATATCGATGGCATCGTGTTATACCCTTTGGTGATACTACCATAGTTGAGAATTGGTCTCCTGATTGGGAAGAACATAATTCTTGCTGTGATATGATTTTTTCATGGAAAGGATATTATTATGGGAAAGTCTCCACAGATAAATGTTTCGTTAATGGCGGGAATGTGAAAAGTATGGTAGAATTTGATGGTAAAACTTATAGGAGTAAAGACCAGGGATGGAAAGATGGTGTTGTCATCTGGGGTGATGATGTCATTTATGAGTTCTGTAAGGTATGAACACGGTGGCATGTAGTTCAGTGGTAGAATAGAGAAAAGTAATGGAAACTGAACGGTATAGTGATAAACCAAAAATTTATAAGGATAAGAATGGTTGGACTCAGAAAGCACCTGTAAGTGATGAGAAATGTATCTACCTATGTCTAAAAAATTGTATGAAATTAGATGGAATGGATAGGAAACAAGTGTTTAGACTTGTTCAGGAGTGGCAAGTTATATCAGATAATGCTCCTGATCCACCACTACCACCAGACTCAGACGAATATGATGGATGCAATTAAAAATGAAATTCGAGGATGAAAAAAATGATTGATGTAAAACTGCTACGAATTGTAACTGGTGAAGAAGTTATTGCAGAACTTCTATCTGAAACAGAAGAAACTATTACAGTCCAAAATGGTCTTGTAGTTCTTCCAACCAATAATGGTGTTGGATTTGCTCCATGGGCAACTGTGATTAGTAAAGACAAACCAGAGATTACAATTTCTAAAAACCATGTTGTATATGTTGCAGAAGTTCAAGAGGATGTCTGCAAGAAATATAATGAAATGTTTGGTAGTAAATTGATTACTTCAAACTCTAAAAAATTGGTTCTGTGACTTAAATGAGAATAGGAGTAATGTGTTCTGGAAACGGAACTAACTTTGAGAACATTGTTGAGAATTGTCCAGACCATGAAGTTGTAGTTATGATCTACAATATTAAAGGGTGTGGTGCTCAAGAAAGAGCTGACCGATTGGGTATTCCCAATTGCCATATTAAGAGTATTGATGAGCAAAAAATCATTAAAAACCTTAATAAGCATAAAGTTGACTTGGTAGTTCTTGCTGGTTGGATGAGAATTGTTACTCCAGGATTAATTAATGCTTTTCATAATAAGATAATTAATATTCATCCATCATTACTTCCAAAATATAAAGGAATTAATGCTATCAAACAAGCACTATATAGTGGTGATAAGGTAACTGGATGCACAGTTCATTATGTGACGGAAGAGTTAGATTCTGGAGGGTGTATTGATTCTTCTTCTGTTCCTATTTGTGCAGGAGATACTGAAGAGATCTTACATCAAAGAGTGCAGAAAGCAGAACATCGTTTACTTCCTATGGTAATTAATAATTTATTGGAGGATATAAATTAAAATGAGGCAAGATAAAATTGATACTCAGGGTATGACAGCATCTGGAGTTGAGAATTCTAGTATGCTTAAACCTAGTAAGTATAATACTGATCCAATTACTGGTGAAGTGATATATCCTTCTATGTCTATTATAAAAAAGAGGATACTTCCTAAAAATGAAGCATTATATAATGAACTTAAAGAACTTATTAATGAGGTATTAGATGAGCGAGAAGGGAATAAGTAATGAGGACATGCGAGATGAGACTTTAAAGTTTATTAATCTCTTGAAAGTCCAAAGAAAGAAGTGGGAGAGTGAAGGTAAAACTGGATTTGCATATTCTTGCGATCTAATATCTCAAAGTCTCACTACACTATACATTCGTCTTGGAAAATATGTGGATGGAGTATATGTCCCGACAAAAAAGGTTAAGTAAATGAAAGAAGAACTGATTAGAATTCTAAAGCAGTATTATCGAAAAGGTGATTTCACATTATCTTCTGGTAAGTCTAGTGAGCATTATATAAATTGCAAACCTGTGATCCTTACAGGTAGTTCTCTGGAACTTATTTCATATGCAATGTTAGAGCACATTGATACTGATGTTGTGGCAGGTCTTACATTGGGTGCTGACCCTCTTGTAAGTGGTCTTGTAATGGTCAAGAGAGGGACTGGACTCATCATTAGGAAGGAACCTAAAGGGCATGGAACCGCATCTCAAATAGAAGGTCCACTGCCACCACAAGGAACTGAAATTACTGTATTGGAGGATGTAATTACTACGGGAGGTTCTGCTATTAAGGCAGCAAACGTATTGAGAGCATCAGGTTATATTGTAAATCGAGTGGTGTCTGTTGTTGATAGACAGGAAGGTGGTGAAGAAGAACTGAAAGCATCTGAACTTGAATTGAGAAGTCTTGTTAAATTAGAAGATATTGTAGATGACGGCCGGCAACATGACTAAGAAAGAATATAAGCAATTATTGTCAGATCATTTTACTAAATTGTTAAATAAATTGACGGTAAAGGAATTGAAGGAACTTGTGTCGAGGCACACATGAAAATGTAGGAGACAAAATGCGTTAAACGTGGTAAAATAGTATTATAGTTTAGGAAAAAAATGTCGGTTAACACTATATTATTGATTCTTCTAGTTATTGTGAATTATTCAAATTTTTATCTTACTCATATACATAAAAAAAAATTTCCTCCTTTCGTCAGAAGAGGTAATTTTGTGTATAGAAAATCTTATGATGATTGGGATGTTGAAGTATGAAATTTAAGGCAACTGTTTTTATTCGTTTAAGATCACAGGTTGATGATTCTCCAGGCAATGCTGTTAGAGATTGTTGTAAGAGAATGTCTGATTTGGATATTAAGAAATTAAGATTAGGTAAGGTGATTGATATTTGGATCGAAGCACCTAATCAAGAATATGCCGTAGAAGAATTATTTAAATTGAGTGGTAGATTTCTTGCCAATGGTGTTATAGAGGATTGGTCTTACGAAATAATAGAAATTGAAAATTTCCCTATAGGAGTATGAAAATGATTGATAAGTTTGAAAATTCAGATGTGGAACAAAAACTCAATGATGTTGTCTCAATTCTAAATGGTACATTACAATATGCATCTACCTATGATAATATAGGAAATACAAGTAAAAAAATTATTATTATTTACGATGAAAAAAACTAAAAATTATCAAGTTAAGTCTAAGTTTTATTATATTTTTTGGGGAACTGCTACACTATCAGTTTTATTGGGACAACTGTATGTTGGAACTGGATATCGAGTAATGGCAGAAAACATATTAAGTTTTCAAAATTACCTTATAGAACTTATGGATAATTCCAATACTCTTTGATGGGAATACTAAAAATTGATAAAATCAAACTGATGGAGGAAAAAGTTAAAACTACTCCTCAGAATGTAAAAAGAGCAAATGAAGCATTATTTCGTGCTACAATGAATTTACCTTCGGCCGCAAAACATTGTGGTATGACTCAAAAGGAAATGAAATTAACCTTTCGGGAATATTTGAAATATAACCCTTTTGATTATGTAATGAGTGATCAATTAACTTGGGATGATGTGAAATGACAACAGCACTTAAAACCTTTCCCCTTAAAACGTGTTTAAGGTATCCTGGTGGCAAGTCTAAGGCAACAAAGACTTTATCTCCATGGTTTCCTGAAGACTTTAAAGAATATCGTGAACCATTTATTGGTGGTGGTTCTGTGGCATTTTATACTGCACAGGCATATCCCAATGTTCCTATTTGGATCAATGATAAGTATGT